ACAGCAAATGTTACTGACACTGGCATAGTAATGACTAATGGTAATTTAAACCTTGGTAATGTCATTGCAACAGGTGTAGGTACATTTACAGGCAATGTAGCAGGTGGAAATATCAGCACAGCCGGTATCTTAGCAGTAACTGGAAATGCTACTGCAGGTAACGTAACAGGTGGTAACTTAGTTTCAGCACCATTCCTTACAGGTACATTAATAGACGGCACCTCAAATGTCGAAATTACAACTAATGCTAATATTGATTTAACAGCAAAAGGAAACACAACTGTTGTAATCAGTGACGTTGGTGCAAATGTCGTTGGTACTTTTAATGCAAACGGTGTAGCAACATTAGGTTCAATCGTAACAGCACAAGTAACAGGTGCAGGCAGTGGTAACTTAACATTAACAGCGGGTTCAGCAGATGACTATGTTGAAATCAGACCTACAGGAACTGGACAAGTTCACGTTGGTGGTTTCAAAATTGAATCATTAGGAACTCCAACTGCATCAACAGATGCGGCAACAAAACAATACGTAGATGACTTAGCACAAGGTCTTGCAATTCAAGCACCAGCAGTCGTAGGATCAACAGCAACATTGGCAGTAATGTCAGGTGGTACTGTAACATATAACAATGGTACAGCAGGTGTCGGAGCAACATTAACAATTTCAGGTGACACACTAACAGCAATTGACGGTGTTACATTGACAGTAGGCGATAGAATCGTCATTAAAGACGAAGCATCATCACCAAACAATGGTATCTACACTTATACAAGCACAACTGTTCTAACAAGAGCAACAGACTTTGACACTCCAGCTGAAATGGCAGGCGGTGACTTTGTATTCATTCAACAAGGTACTCTTTTAAATGATACTGGTTTTGTAATGACAGACCCAGTAGTAACAGTCGGTACTTCAGACGTAACTTTCGTTCAGTTCTCAGGTGCAGGATCATTCACAGCAGGTGCAGGTCTTACATTAACTGGTACTGAATTCTCTGTAAACACAGATAACTTAACAACAGACATCTCAGGTGGAAACGTAGTCGTTAAAACTTCTGCTCAGTTTACTACTCCAAATATTGGAGCGGCAACTGGTACAAGTTTAACAGCAACAGGTAACGTAGCAGGTGGAAACTTAACAACAGCAGGTGTTGTAAGTGCAACTGGTAATGTAATTGGTGGTAATTTAAGAACAGGTGGACTTGTTCTTGCTACTGGTTCTATAACTGGTTCTTCTTTGAATACAGGTGGTACAGTAACTGCAACAGGTAACGTAGCAGGTGGAAACATCACTACTGGAGCAAAAGTTGTAGCAGTAGGAAATATTGATTCAACATCAGGCATCTTTAATGGTGACGGTTTTGGACTATCAAATATCCCAGCCGCAAACATCACAGGCTTAAGTCTATCAGGTATCGCAAATGGTACATCTAATGTAAACATTGCGGCGGCAGACGGCAACATTGAAATGGCTGTCAACGGTGTTGATGACATAGTAATCGTAGCAGATGACGGAGTTGAAATTAAAGGTACAACTAAATCAAGTGGTACAGTAACTGCATCAGCATTTACAGCAAATACAGGTATCTTTACTGGAGACGGCTCAGGTCTGTCTGCTATAGCAGGTGCTAATGTAACTGGACAAGTAAACTTCGCCGCAACTGCAAACGCAGTAGCAGGTGGAAATGTATCAGGTCAAGTAGCAAACGCACTTGTCTCAGGTACAGTGTATACAGCGGCACAACCGAATATCACTTCAGTAGGTACTTTAACAAGTGTCGTAGTAAGTGGTACTGCTAATGTAGCAGGCAACGTAAACATTGGTCCTAGTGAAATATCAACACTAGCGGCAGGAACAGTAACAACTACAACTACTTCTCAGACAACACTTGCAAGTTTTGCAGTATCAGGAGTCAATGGAATAGAGTTTTTAGTTAAAGGTAGAGATGCAACATCAGGTAATACTTCTGTAGCATCAGTACTTTGTGTTACAGACGGGTCAACAGTTGACTTTGTTACATACGGACAATCATTCTTAACAGGATCACCTGGAGTACTAGCAGTAGGACTGAGTGGTAGTGATTTAGAACTACTTGTCACACCTACAGCAACCGACTCAACAGTTTGGGTTACACAATATAGGTTTATTTAATAATGGCAATTAGGTCCTTCAATTCAGTTGGCGGGTTCTCAGTAGCCGAAACACCAGTTGAGATAGTAAGTAACATAGGTAATGTTACTCCTGTCAACTTAGATGTTGCAGGGCTATCTGATCTCGGTGCTATCGGTAATGTTACAATTACTGGCGGATCAAGCGGACAAGGTATTATCACAGATGGCTCAGGTGGGTTATCATTTGGTTCTACTGGACAAGCGGCTAATTCAGCCACTAATATGCCTTATCAGATTAATTCTAGTGAAACTTTTGTTGTCGGTGCTAATTTACAAGGTCTATATTCAGAAGCAATTGTAATTGACGGAGCACTTGCTATTGACGGTATGCTTATCGAAGTTGGTACATCGCAAAATGCGGCTCCAACTGAAATTTACTTTGACAGCAACGGAACATTAACTGGTAATACCGGCTTTACTTTTACTGCTGGTACAGGCAACTTAGCAATACCAGGTAACACTAGTGTTACTGGTAATATTATTCCTACTGCAAACGTAACATATGACTTAGGTACAAACACACAACGTTTTAACGATTTATATCTATCTGGTACATCTATTAAATTAGGTGATGGTGAAATGCAAGTTGTTGCAAACGGCGCTATGGTTATGACTAATGGTGACGGTGGACAATTTATATTTGACGGAGCAACAGATTTTGATCATACTGCAATATTCAATGGCACATCTAATGTATCTATAGACTCATCTGCATCAGCAGTCACAATGGGTGTTGGTGGAGTAGCAGATGTATTTAATATGGCATCAACTGGCGTCTTAACTACGACAGGTAATGTCGTACCATTAGGTATTAAAACAGACGGTTACTACTATGCTAACGGCGATGCAGTAACATTCGGTTCGACAGCGGCAGGCTCAGATACAGAGATCCAGTTCAATGACGGCGGTACATCATTCGGCGGATCAGACAAATTTACAATTAATAAAACAAATGGTTTAGTAACAGCAACAGGTAATGTAGCAGGTAACAATTATATCTCTACATCAGGCACAGTTCAATATGGAACTGGTGTAGGAGCAGGTTCAATTTCTGTAGTAACAGGAACTACAACTGCCGGCATATTTACAACAACCATGACAGATGTTAACATTGGACTTAATGCTAATGTTGTAATCTGTGGAACAGGAAAAACATTAACGGCACGTGGTAACGTGTCTGCTGATAATTTAAATTCAACAACTCTATCAGTTGGAGATTTATATAGTAGCAGAACAGCAGTATCAGTTGGTAGCAGTAACACAACTATCGATTCATTTGCGGCGGCTGATTATAGATCAGCAAAATATACAATTAGAGTGTCTGATAATACAGGTTATCAGTCAATAGAAGTATTATTAGTACACGACGGGATAACACCCATAATGACTGTATACGGTTCAATATCAACTACAGGAGCAGATTTAATAACTCTGACTACTGTATTATCAGGATCGAATATACTTTTAAGAGCAACACCTGTAAACAGTAGCACTAGTGTGAATTTATTAGGTACATATGTACCAGACTAAAAAGTAATGCGGGAAATAACGATAAATAGAATTATGCTGAAAAAGGCAAATTTAACTATAATAGGGTAATAGGAAATGTTAATATTAAAACAAAATACGTCGGCATCAGTCCCGACCCCGGCTGCGGGAAAAGGTACAATCTTCTTAAGTGATTCAGATGTACTGTCAGTCAAAAAGAGTTCAGGGGCAGTCGAATCGTTTCCAACGGTAAGTGGCTCTGATACACAAGTATTCTTCAATGACAACAATGCTATCGCAGGGGATTCTGCTTTTGTATGGAACAAGACAACAGATGTCTTAACAGTTTCAGGTAACGTTGCGGCCACAAGAGTCTTAACAGACAATCTTTTATATGCAAATGGAGTCGCATGGGACTTACAAGAACCAGCAGGTTCAGTAACTCAAGTTCAGTTCAATCAAGCTGGACAGTTCGGCGCAGACGCAAACTTTACATTTGATCCAGACACAGATATCCTATCAGCACCAACAGTTACAGCAACTACATTAAATGGTATACTTGGAACACCCGCCCAAACTAACATTACTACAGTAGGTTCCCTAACCGCACTAACAGTAACAGGAGCAATTGGCGCAGGAAGTGTATCAGCAACAGGCGATCTTGGCGGTGTTAACTTAAACATGTCAGGTAACGCAATTATTACTGGTAACTTAGTAGTTAACGGTACAACAACTTCAACTAACGTAGATAATATGACTGTTGAAGATCCAATCATTGATTTAGGTGGCGGAGCAAACGGCGCGGCCCCTGCTAGTGATGACGGTAAAGATCGTGGTCTAGACCTACAATACTATGATAGTGAAGCATTAATAGCATTTATGGGTTGGGATAACTCAGCAGGCGAATTTATCTTCGGAGCAGATGTTCAAAACGCATCAGAAGTTATTACAGTTAATCAATTCGGTAACGTTCATGGTAACGTATTCATCGGTTCAGGTGCTGGTTTATCAGCAATTGTCGGTGCAAATGTTTCAGGAACAGTTCCATTAGCAACAGCGGCAACTACTTCAGGTACTGTAACAACAGCCGCACAACCCAACATAACATCTGTTGGTACTTTATCATCACTAGCATCAGGAGCATCAGCAAGTGCATCAGACTTCTCAGGAGCCGCAATAATTGGTGCTACAGACAATACAGGTGAAAACTTAGGTTCACGTATTGGTGTTGTAGGTGAAGCAAGAGGAGACAGTTCAGATAACTCAATCACTGGTATCGGTGTATATGGTGTTGGTTCATCTAACGGCGCAACTAGAGGTTCTGGTGTATATGGTATCGGTACAGTTACTGCAACCGGTGATACAGGAGCCGCAGTAGGTGTTAGAGGTATTACATCTGCTACTCATGCTTCAGGTATGAACGTTGGTTTATATGGTAAAGCATCAGGATCAAGTGTAAACAACTATTCTCTATATCTTGCACAAGGTAGTATTTCAACAATTGAAACTAGCCCAGTTTGGGAACTACAAGACAATCAAGCAGGCGCAATCAAGTTTGGTTCATCAGGTAAAGCAAATATTTTCTTAATTGAAACAACTGATAACTCAGAAGGTATTGCAACAACAGGTTACTTAAACGTAACTGGTAATATTACTGCAACAGCAGGTATTAAAACAGACAATTATTATTATGCAAACGGAGCACCAGTTGACTTTCAACAACCAGCAGGTGCAAATACTCAAGTTATCTTTAATGATGACGGAGACTTCGGAGCAGACGCAACATTCACATTTGATAAAGGAACAGACACTTTATCAGCACCAATTGTTACAGCAACTACATTAAACGGTGCATTAGGTACTTCTTCACAGACTGCTATTACAGCAGTAGGCACATTAGGTGCATTAGCAGTAACTGGAAACATTACATCAGGTAATGTAGCAGGAACAGGTGGTGTATTTACATATGTTAAAGGCGACGGTGCAAACTTATCAGCAATTGCTGGTGGAAATGTCTCAGGTGAAGTAACATTCGCCGCAACTGCTAACGCAGTAGCAGGTGCTAACGTATCAGGTGCTGTTGCATTAGCAACAAGTGCAACATCAGCAAATGCAGTCGCAGGTGGAAATGTCTCAGGTGAAGTAACATTCGCCGCAACTGCTAACGCAGTAGCAGGTGCTAACGTATCTGGCGAAGTAGACTTTGCAGAAGTAGCAAATTCAGTAGCAGGAGCAAATGTCTCAGGTGAAGTAACATTTGCCGCAACTGCTAACGCAGTAGCAGGTGCTAATGTCTCAGGTACTGTTGCATTAGCAACAAGTGCAACATCAGCAAATGCAGTTGCTGGTGCTAATGTAAGTGGTGAAGTAACATTTGCCGCAACTGCTAACGCAGTAGCAGGTGCTAATGTTTCTGGAACAGTTCCTCTTGCAACAACAGCAGGAACCGTATCAACAGCCGCACAAGGTAATATCACAACAGTAGGCACACTAACAGGATTAGGTGTCAACGGAACAATTACTGCTTCAGCAATCACAGCAAACACAGGAGTGTTTACAGGTGATGCAGGTGGATTATCAAACGTTATAGCAGGCAACATCAGTGGTACAGTAGCAACTGCAACAACAGCAGGTACTGTAACAACTGCCGCACAGCCAAACATTACTTCAGTAGGAACTCTCGCATCTGTAACAACTACAGGAAACGTAGATACTACAGCAAACGTTGTAACTGATAACATCATTGGTAAATCAGCAGGCATTACAATTACATCAATTGGAACTAATCAGCCGGTCACACTTGTACCAACAGGGTCAGGTGGAGTATCAGTTAGTTCAAAACGAATTTTAGACTTAGCAGAACCAACAGCATCAACAGATGCCGCTACTAAGCAATATGTTGATGACTTAGCACAGGGACTTGCAATACAAGCACCTTGTATAGCAGGAACACCAGGCACACTTACATCTATTACAGGTGGAACGATCACTTATAATAACGGTACAGCAGGAGTTGGTGCAACATTAACAACATCTTCAGGTAACTTTGATACACTAGACGGCATTAGTATTTCAACTGATGACAGAGTTCTAGTTAAAAACGAAGCAGCCACAGCAAACAACGGTATCTATGTTAAGACATCATCAACTGTTCTAACAAGAGCAAGTGATTTTGATACTCCAGTTGAGATGGCAGGTGGAGACTTTGTATTCATACAACAGGGTTCAACATTAAATGACACTGGTTTTGTAATGACAGACCCAGTAGCAACAATCGGTACAGACCCAGCAGTATTTGTTCAGTTCTCAGGAGCAGGATCATTCTTAGCAGGAGCCGGACTTACATTAACTGGTTCAACATTCTCAATTACAAATACAGCAGTATCTGCACAAGCATACGGTAACGGAACACATAACGCAACATTCACAGTGAATGGTAAAGGTCAATTAACAGCGGCGGCTAACGTTGAAATTACTGCAGGCGCAGGTGCATTGACTGGTACAGTTCTTAATTCAAGTGTTGTAGATTCATCACTAACATCAGTTGGTACAATTGATACAGGTGTATGGCAAGGTACAGCAATCGGAGCGGCATATGTTGCAACTCTGAATCAGAACACAACAGGTACAGCGGGTACTGTAACAACAGCCGCACAACCTAATATTACTTCTGTTGGAACATTATCTGGATTAACAGTTACTAACCCAATAGCAGGTTCAGTCACTGGTTCAGCAGGTTCAGTAGCAGGACAGAATGTATCTGGCGAAGTTGATTTTGCTCAAGTAGCAAACTCAGTTGCTGGTGCTAATGTATCAGGTACTGTAGCAAGTGCTACAACAGCGGCAAGTGCAAGTGCAGTAGCAGGTTCAGGTGTCTCAGGCGCTGTGGCTTTTGCTACAACTGCTAATGCAGTAGCAGGTGCTAATGTATCAGGTACTGTATCAAGTGCAACAAGTGCAACATCAGCAACAACAGCAGGAAGCACAACTAGTTCAGCAACATTTAATAACAGTGGATCCGGAGTTGCTTCAGGTACAACATTCAATGGTGGTACAGCAAGAACAATTTCTTATAACACAATTGGAGCACCTAGTACAACTGGTTCAGGCGCATCTGGTACTTGGGGAATTAACGTCTCAGGTTCAGCAGGAAGTGCAGGATCAGCAACAACAGCAGGTACTGTAACAACAGCGGCTCAGCCGAATATTACAAGTACAGGTACGTTATCATCACTAACAGTGACTGGTACAATGAATTCTGGAACAATGCAGTCTACTACTATTACTACAGGGTCAGCCGCAACAGCAGGTACGATCACTGGTGATTATACATTGACAGCAGGTTCAACACTTAACGCTACTTACGCGGATTTGGCTGAGAAATACACAGCAGACAAAGACTTTGAACCAGGAACAGTAGTAGTATTCGGTGGAGATGCAGAACTATCAACTACAGGACAACATGGCGCTCATTCAGTTGCAGGTATTATAACAACTAACCCGGCTCAAGTCTATAACGCAGAATGTACAGCAGGCGAAGGTGAGTTTGTTGTAGAACTAGCATTGATCGGACGTGTACCATGTAAAGTAATCGGACCAATCAGTAAAGGTGACATCATCGTAACTTCAGATCAAGCAGGATTTGGATGTGCGGCTGACCCAGAAACTGTTAAGCCGGGTACAATTATTGGTAAATCATTAGAAGCATTCAACGATGGTCTCGACGGAGTAATAGAAGTATTAGTCGGTAGATGTTAATCTAAACAAAAACATAAAAAGGGGTACTCGTTACCCTTTTTTATTGGTTATAATTTGTCACGCCTAATCTAATACTGATAAGTATATGTATGAATACTTTTACTCTGGGTTTTGATACTCGTCTGACAGAATGGCACAAATTAAGAGAAACATTAAAAGATTCAGAACTAGAAAACGTATGTGTAGAAGTAGATAAATTTTGGCAACAATGTCCATTAAGTAATTACTATCTACACCCGCATGATATAAAAGATTGGCCCAATCCATGGCAACTCATACACGATAACATGTATTGTTATTATGCACGTGCTTTGGGCAACATATATACTTTGGCAATATTGGGTGTAAAAAACATTGACTTATGTTCAGCAATCGATTATAATAATACAGAAGTAGTATTAGTCTTAGTGGACAACGCAAAATATGTGTTGAATTACTGGCCCGACTCGGTAGTAAATACTGTGCTGTCAGATTTTACAAATGTCAAATACATTGACACAAAGATGCTGGATAATAAAATAAATTAGGTAAAGAATGAATATTAAAGTCACTAAAAGATCAGGAAAAATAGTAGAGTTAGAGTTAGAAAAGTGGCAAGCACAAATAGCAAAAGTATGTGAAGGTGTATCAGACGTATCACAATCAATGATAGAGATTACATCACAACCTCACTTTTTTGATGGCATTACTACCAGAGAAATCGATGAACTTACTCTACGTGCTATTGTTGATCTTATCGATGAAGAACAAGCACCAGAAACAGGACACACTAACTATCAATTTGTAGCAGGTAAACAACGTTTGTCTATGTTACGTAAAGATGTATACGGTCAATATCAACCGCCGTCTCTGTATGAAATTGTAAAGAAAAATGTAAAAGCAGGATTGTATACTCCAGAATTACTTGATTGGTATTCAGAAGAAGACTGGAACAAGATGGATAAGATGATCAACCATGAGAAAGATGAAAATGCATCTTATGCCGCTGTCGAACAGATGATTGGCAAGTATCTTGTAAGAAACAGATCAACTGGTCAAATCTATGAGACTCCTCAAGTAAGATATATGGTAGCCGCCGCAACAGTATTTCATAAAGAAGAACCAGAATCTGCAAGAATGAGATATATCAAAGAATACTATAATTGTGCTAGTGATGGACTATTCACTCTTGCAACTCCAGTACTTGCTGGACTAGGAACACCCACTAAACAGTTTAGTTCTTGTGTTCTTATTAAAAGTGATGATGACTTAGATAGCATCTTTGCATCAGGTGAAATGATGGCTAAGTACGCAAGTAAACGTGCAGGTATAGGTCTTGAAATAGGTCGTTTAAGACCCCTAGGAGCTCCTATAAGAGGCGGAGAGATCATGCATACGGGTATGATACCCTTTCTTAAGAAGTGGTTCGGGGACTTACGTTCATGCTCTCAAGGTGGTATTCGTAATGCGAGTGCTACAGTATTTTATCCTATATGGCATCATCAATTTGATGACTTAATCGTTCTTAAAAACAATCAAGGCACAGATGAAACTAGAGTCAGACACATGGACTATGGTGTATGTCTTAATTCATTCTTTTGGAAACGATTCAAAGACAAAGGAAACATTACATTCTTTGATCCAAATGAAGTACCTGATCTGTATGAAGCATTCTATTCAGATACTGCTAAATTTGAAGAACTTTATATCAAATACGAGAGGTCCCGTAGCCTGCGTAAGAAAGTAATGTCAGCAGAAGAAGTATTCAAGTCTGGTATTCTAAAAGAAAGAACAGATACAGGAAGAATATACTTAGTCTATGTTGACAACGTATCTAATCAAGGTCCGTTCGATACTACAGTGCATCCTATCTATCAAAGCAACTTATGTTGTGAGATATTATTGCCTACAAAGCCTTTTAAACGTTTAGATGATGATGAGGGACGTATTGCATTGTGTACACTGGGATCGATCAACTGGGGAGCATTCAGACACCCTGAGGACATGCGTAGAGCATGTCGTATACTTCAGAGAAGTCTATGCAACATCTTAGATTACCAAGACTTCTTATCGATTCAAAGCAAGTTAAGTAATGACGAAATACAACCTTTGGGTATCGGTGTTACTAACTTAGCATACTGGCATGCAAAACGAGATTACATCTATGGTGACAAAGATGCACTACAAGATGTTAAAGCATGGATGGAACATCAAGCATTCTTCTTAACAGAAGCAACAGTAGAACTAGCAAAGGAAAGAGGGCCGTGTTTAGATAGTCACAAGACATGGTATGGTAAAGGTAAGTTCCCTTGGGAACGTAGAGCAAAAGGTGTTAACAAATTAGCAAACTTTAAACCAGAATGTGATTGGGAAACATTACGCAAAGATATGAAAGAGCATGGTGTTAGAAATGCGACTCTAATGGCGATTGCTCCTGTAGAATCATCTAGTGTAGTAATCAATTCAACAAATGGTATTGAAATGCCAATGAGTTTAATCTCTGTTAAAGAAAGTAAAGCAGGATCACTCACGCAAGTAGTACCAGACTATCACATTAAACGTGTAAGAAATTCTTATCAGTTAATGTGGGAACAAAAAGATTGTGATGCATATCTTAAAACTGCATCAGTGTTAGCGGCCTATGTAGATCAAAGTATTTCAACGAATACATTCTACAATCCAGCACACTTTAAAGATCAGAAAGTGCCTACTACGTTAATTGCGAAAAACTTAATGCAGGCACACAATTGGGGACTTAAGACTTTTTACTATTCTTTAATAAATAAAGCGGGAGTCAAAAGATCCGAAGAACAACTACAAGAAATAGCAAAACAATACATAGCAGAGCCAGAGTTTGAAGATGATGACTGCGAAGCATGTAAATTATAAGGGTTAATTATGAGCAAAGAACAATACGACTTATCGAAACAAACAACTTACTTAGACAATAAAATGTTTTTGGATCCAGCGGGCCCCGTGACTATACAACGTTTTGAAGAAGTCAAGTATGATCAAATAGCAAACTTTGAAGAAACTGCAAGAGGCTTCTTTTGGATACCAGAAGAAATTAGTCTGACTAAAGATGCAGGAGACTTTAAAGATGCTAGTGATGCAGTTAAACACATCTTCACTGCTAACTTATTAAGACAAACAGCATTAGATAGTCTACAAGGCAGAGGACCCGTACAAGTCTTTACTCCTGTTGTGAGTCTACCTGAACTAGAAGCATTAATGTATAACTGGTCTTTCTTTGAGACTAATATTCACTCACGTTCTTACAGTCATATTATTAGAAACATCTATAATGTACCTAAAGACATCTTTGATACTATACATGATACAAAAGAAATCGCAGACATGGCATCGAGTGTTTGTGAATACTACGATGCTTTACATGTAATTAATTGTAATAAAGAAATGGGCAAGAAAATAGATGAACATACGCACATCAAAGCAATTTGGATGGCTCTACATGCAAGTTATGCCTTAGAAGCATTACGATTCATGGTATCATTTGCTACATCATTAGCAATGGTAGAGAATAGAATCTTTATGGGTAACGGTAACATCATATCATTAATCTTACAAGACGAATTACTTCACAAAGGTTGGACAGGCTGGATCATTAAACAAGTTGTTAAAGAAGATCCAAGATTTGCAAAGGCGGCAAAAGAATGCGAGAAAGAAGTATACGATATGTATATGGATGTCATTAGAGAAGAAAAAGAATGGGCAGATTACTTGTTCCAAAAGGGTCCTGTAATCGGTCTTAACGCAAACATTCTAAAAGAGTTTGTAGACTACACAGCATTAGAATCTTTGAAAGCAATCAACATTAAGTATGAAAGTTCTGCTCCAAAAGCAAGTCCTATTCCTTGGTTTAATAAGCATAGTGATACTAGCAAGAAGCAAACTGCACTACAAGAAAATGAATCAACTAACTATGTAATAGGTGTTATGTCAGAATCACTTGATTATGACGAGTTACCTGAGTTAGCATAAAATTTATTTGACCACATCAAATCGTATTAAATATACGTATAACATTAACTAGGAGAAAGAATGAAAGCCATTGTATGGAGTAAAGATAATTGTACGTATTGTGATCAAGCAAAAAAATTGCTTGAAGAAAAAGGCGTAGACTTTGAAGAAAAGAAAATCGGTCATGGATATACATTAGAAGACTTACTAGCAGTCGTACCAAATGCACGTACTGCACCACAGATATTTTTAGGTGAAGAGTATGTAGGTGGATTTATGGAACTAAAAGAAAAATTTATTAACTTTAACACTAACGCAAACGACTAGGAGTAATAATGGAAAACAAAGCAGTATCAAATATTAAAGTAGGACAAGTCTACACACTTAAAATCTTTAGTGGAGAAGAAATAGTAGCAAAAGTTGAAGGTGTCGAAGACGGTTGGCTTGAACTATCAGACCCAGTATCATTAGCACCCAGTCAGACTGGAATGGCATTAGTTCCTAGTGTATTCTCTGCAAATGCGACAGAAAACGTAAGACTAAATAGTAATAGTGTTTCTTTTGTTGCAACTACAGCAGATGAAGTTAAAGACAAATATAGAGAAGCAACTACAGGTATACAAGTACAAGAAAAGAAAATATTGACAGGATAATGTTAGATGCCAAAATTGAGCCGAAAAGATGACAAGAACACTACAGGCGGCAAAATTTTAAAAGGAGCCGAGTCTGTCTTTGCTGTCGGCAAACCTGTAGGTCTACATGTTAGTGAGATATCTCCTCACAAACCCAAACCAAAAGAAAAACCTCACAAAAGTGCAAAAACAACTGAAGGTAGTCCTACTGTCTTTGTAGAAGGAAAACCAGTATTATATTTAGGCTCTGGTAATGATTGTAAACATAAAATAGTTGAAGGCGCAGATACTGTTTTTGTAGAAGGCAACTAATCAATGGCAGATACAGGTAAACAAAGTCCTTTAGGTCAAAACGTTTTAGGTGGCCTCTTACAGAATCGATGTCTTCAAATTAACCCTAATGCTGAATACTACATGGGAATTAGTACATCTAACTCTCAATACACTTACGGCGCTCTTGTAGAGAATACTGTGCTTAGAATGCTCACATGGGCTATTAATGACGGCTTTACTAGAGGTGTTATATCTGATAGTACGTATAATAATCTTATTTCAATTAGTGGCAACGGTACGTGCCATGCATTAGGAAATTCAAAACCACCTACATATGTAGCAGAAGACAAATCAGAATCATGGGCTGGAAAAACAGAAGGGTCATTTGATTGTAAATCAGTAGAGTTTGGAGAATCAGCAGGAGTTGCTGGATCAAGACCAGGACCTGCAAACGCAGGATATTCTGTAACAGGAGATACTGATTACGGACAACAAGCAACTTGGTTACCTTATAATACAACAAACCCTAATAAAAGTATAACTCAATGGGGTTGGATTAGGTGTCATGCTTTACAAGCACACAATGAATTTAACTATCATGCAAAAGAAGGATCAGAAGGACAACTTTCTCCTCCTAAGTATGAATCATTTGCTGGATCATTTAATGAAGCCTCAAGTTTTGCTAACTATACTAATAAAACAATTAGCATTTCAGAAAATGCACAAACGTTCTTAGAAGGTACATTCAGTAATATGGATGATCTTATTACAGGAGATATAACAGGTGTTAGTTTATATACTGACGGTCTTGCATATGATCTGCAAAATCTACAAAAAGTATTTGATTTTAAAAGATTAGATCGTTTCGGTTATCCTTCTACATTGCTACAACAATTACATGAAAGCGGTGGATTAACACAAGACTTAAATTTAAACTTAGGATCAGCAGGATTATCTGCAAAAGAAATTAGAACATTATCTACTGCAAAAACACATGGTACGCCAGAACAAGAAAGAAAAATATATACTGCTTATTTAGGAATAACAGGTGATAATTTAGTTGCTTCGGTATCAACATTAACTGATAATAGTTGGTTTTTGCATAGATGTAGTTTTATTGGATCACAAAACAGATATGGAATACGCACATTAGCCGATATATTAAATCCATTCTATTTGTTTTATAATAGTAACAAAACACTTACAGTACCTGTTTATAATGACGAATTAGGAAGACCAACAGGGTCAAAAACATATTATTTAATATACAATGATGACGGCTCAGTCAATAGTGCAATCAATACAACTAATGTTAAAAACATTGTTGGAACACTTTTTACTGATGGACCTCCAGCACCGTCTACATCTCAATCAAGGGAAACTCCAACAACAACATTACCTAAAGGATTTGATTCTTATTTAGGAGGACCAAACGTTGTTGTTCCTGCTGAAATAGGATTAGCATGTGCCGCAGTTAGATATTCATTTTTACAAATTAGTAACATTGAACAGATAACTCCTGGCAAATTAGGAAATTGTTTAAAAAACTTACAGATATTAGATGCTGAAAGTGTAGGCTCTGGAGCCAACGGCACACAAGCAGGAGCAGGCAATAATCCAGCAAGTTTACAAAAACCAGTCGATGAAAACTTAGTAGAAACAATCAATGAAGAAATGGGTTTAGGATCTGGATATGCCGGTACTTATCGTATGGACGACTTTTTTGGTTGTATGTCAGGCAATCCATACTGGTGGGAAAGTGTATTCAATTACTTAGCAGGTAGTTCGGAAATACAAAATGTCACAGGAGATGCTTATACTTCAGAACTGGCAGCCATTTATCAACAACTATTTTTAGCAGTATCATGGGAAGCAGGTACCGGAAGTGTTCAAACTACTTTAAGAGCAGAGGAAACAGGTATTGGCACAGGAGAATATGATTATTTTTATACTGTAACAGGCGTTACTTTAGTCAATGACGGCGGCGGCTACGGAAGAGGAGGTGCCCCAGATCCTGTAGCAGTCATCAGCGGTACATCAGGTGCAACTGCAACACTAACAATAGGAAGAAGTGATAAAGATACAGGAAGTAATGATGCTGGAACTTTTGGAAGAATAACATCATTTATATTAACATCTGCAGGTATTGAAGTTGAATATGCATCAGCACAACCGAGTGCAACTCCCACTGATCCTGGACTGACTGTAGCAATAGAGACACCGCCTATAGGAACTTATGCATGGCTACCAGCTACAGGAGCAACAAATTCTCCGGATGGTACGGCATATAACTATGATACTGTAACTCAATACTATATAACTGCGGCTAACAATTTTATTTCTAATCTTAGTAATAATGTTAGTGAATTTTTAGTTAGAGACCTTAACGCATTGTGGGATGTGATGGGTAAACAAATGAAAGTTGAGCAACGTACTAGATACAATGCTTTAGGTAGAGTAGAAATACCGA